GGACTCACTCAGCGGCAAGCAGCCAAACTTATTGGCATAACTCCAGAATATTTTTCAAACTTGGAATGCTCACGATACGTCCCCTCGATAAGTAGCGTCGGTGACAGGATTGCAGAGGTGCTTGGGCTGGACAAGGACGAGCTGGCGCTTGAGTTCTTCAAACTAGGAAGAGAGAAGAAACGAAAGAAGGAGTGAGGGATGGCTACGATCAAGATATCAGGGTACGACGTACTTGTAGATGAAGAGGACGTTCAGAGAATAACTGACGCAGGGCCTTGGTTCATAAACGCCTACTCGGATGCACAAAAGAGAAACGCCAGCGCTAGATTCGTAAATGCCAATAACGAGTACCTTCATATCTTTATTTTTGATGGGTACACTAAGCCCAAAGCAAAAACAAAATTTCTTAATGCGAATAGATTTGACTGTCGAAAAGAAAACCTTTCAAGAAAGCCAATTAAAATTGCGCGCGTGGTAACGTCCCTGAAATTGGACCCAGTAGGTTCTTGTAGAATATTTCTGGACCCGGATGAAGTTTTAGTGGATACGGAAGACTGTGAGCGAATACTGAGTAGTGGCCCTTGGTTTCTTTTGACGGATGGAAGACTACTAGAAGGTAACTTAAGATACTACTTTAGGCACGTGCGTGTAGGTGGAGTACACACGACAGAAAGATTGCATAGGTTCCTTATTGGTGCGAAGAGAGGGGACGTGGTGGACCATATAGTTCCAAGCAACACCTTGGACAACAGAAAATCAAATCTGCGAATAGTTACGCCGAGAATTAATAGTTACAATTCGAAGATGAGCAAGAACAACACAAGTGGCTTTAAGGGTGTGACATGGTCCTGCAGAGACAAAAAATGGGCGGCGCAACTAATGGTTACTAGAGTAAACATGCAAAGAAAAAGTTTTCAGGAAAAAGAGGATGCTGTGGCGTATAGGGCCTACTTGGAACAAAAGTACGCTCCTGGTGTACTGATGGGCGTCACCGGGCGTGAGGCAGAAATTGACTAGAAAGTGGTTATCATGGGACACCGAAACCTACGAAGAGGATATCAAGACATGGGGTGCGGGATTCCATCTGGGAAAGGGCCACCTGATCGGCATATCCTTTGCCGATGATACGGGATGGTCCACATACCTTCCCCTCGCTCATCCCGAAACTACGCCTCAAGAGCGGGCAAAGAACATAGCAATAGCCAAGGAGATATACGAGGAAGACTGCCTTCACCTTGCCCATAATTCCTTGTACGACCTCGTATACATGACCAACGAGCTTGGGTTCAAGATACCCAAGAAGATCCACGATACCCAGTATACGGAAGCGCTTCTTGACGAGTACCGTGGGCGTTATGGCGGGCCAGGGTATACCCTTGATGCGGTATCCTTTGACTACACAGGAAACAAGAAGGAGAAAACGGCAATCGAGGAGTATTGTGAGGCAAGAGGCTGGAAGGGAGATCCAAGATCCCATTTATGGAAAATGCCCGCTTCCGTAGTAGCCCCGTATGCACGAATGGATACGGAACTTCTCATGCCTATTTGTGAAAAGCAGATGGTCAGGATTCACAAAGAAGAACTCGATGACATCTACAGTGTGGAGAGCAGACTCATCCCTGTCCTGAACAAGATGAACAAAACAGGCATGAGGGTAAGCTCCAAGAGAAGGCAGGAAGTATCCGAGCTGTTGCACAGAAGAGCAGGGGAGCTGAAAGCACAGCTCCACGAGGAACTCGGGGAGTGCAACTACAACAGTTCCGCCCAACTTGCCAAACTTCTCTCCAAGAAAGGCATAGAGATACCCAAAACCCTCAAGGGCAACGATAGTGTAAATAACGAATTTGTGGAGAGCCTCGCCCACCAAGGGTATTCTTTCGCTCATAAATTGGTACAATGGCGCAAAACCACAAAGGTACTGGACACATTCATTGACGGTGCTTTTGTGGAGTTCCAAGGAGCGGATGGAAAGATCCACGGAACGCTGCTTCCTGTGGCGATGGACGACTCCGGAACGGTGAGCGGACGCACGGCTTTCGTGAAACCGAACTTGCAACAGGTCCCTTCCAAAGATGGGGATACCTTACAGGGGGACCTGCCTCTGGGCTCCTTGTCACGGGATATATTCATTCCTGAAGAGGGCTGTTTCTTGGGGAGTTCGGATCTGTCACAGATAGAGCTGCGCTGCTTGGTTCACCTTGGAGTGCCTCCGGGGAAAACACAAGTACGGAACAGGTATTCTCAACTTCGAATGATGGGTAAAAGTCATGAGATGGCGGAGAAGCTGGCTGTGGAGGAGAGAGACTACGTAGCCAGAGTGCTTGGAGAGATACGGGAAGAATTCCGGGCGAACCCTTACCTTGACTATCATGAGATGGTATCGGGAATGACTGGACTGACTAGAGGTGATTCGAAGGCTATTACGTTCGGTCTAGCTTTCTCGATGGGGAAGGCGAAGATGATGAAAAAATACGGATGGTCCGACGAGAAGGCCACCGGAATTCTGGACACATACTTCGAGAAGCTCCCCTTCATCAAATCGACGAGAGAGCGAATAATTGAAGTTGCGGTGGAGAGAGGGTACATAAAAACAGTCGGGGGACGACACGCACATCTGGCTCCCTACATGAAGACAGGCCCCGTAAGAGACCGAAAATTGTACCGTATGAATAACAGGGCTCCGCAAGGATCAGCTGCGGACATAGGAAAGAAGGCAATGGTAGACGCGGACGAGAAGGGGCTGTGGGAAATTCTTTCTCTTGGATTATTTTTGCACGACGAGCTTGTGATGTCAGTTCCAAAAACAAGAGAGGCCGTGGATGCCTTTGAGGAAGTGCAACATTGCATGGAGAACGCCTATCAATTGAATATTCCTGTGATGAGCGAGTCAGAGTTCGGAAGTTCATGGGGAAGTACAAAAGGTAGATTGAAAAGGGAAGACGGGAGCAAGGAAACTTCAAAAGAGTTCTTTGACCGGCTTCGTAGCCTGTGCTAAAAGGAGCGCAAACATAATGTCCCTGCAGAAACTTCTTGAAGATCAGATCCTATGGTCCATGAAAACGTTCGGACCGGCTTACCGCACGGAGGGCATCCTCCGCCATATCGAGAAAGAATGTAACGAAGCGCGTGCGGCCCCCTTCGACCTCTCAGAATACGTAGATATCATGATCCTGGCAATGGATTTGTACTGGAGACACGGGGGGATGCCGGATGAACTGGAAGAGGCAATAGCAAAGAAGCAGGAAATCAACAGAGGCCGAACATATAGAGTGACGGATGACGAGACTCCGAGTGAGCATGTGAGGGAGGAACCTGAGCATTCTTGTGATACGTGCATAAACAGAGAGGTTAACCCCGATGCTTGCTTTCCTTGCCAGAACGGGGAAGACCAGTGGAGCCTTACTTAAATGCCCAAGCCCGAAAACACCTTCCGCGCCTCCTGCAACAAGGGCTACCGGCTCTTGGGAGCCAAGGTCCAATCAATCGAATCCGCTGCGGTCGGCTTGGGAATCCCCGATTCCTACCTCGCCCACAGCTACCAAACTGGCCTCCCCCTCCTCGCATGGATCGAGTACAAGGTAGACCCGAAAGCGGACTGGCCCTGCGACCACAAGATCACGTTCCGCCCGGGGCAGCACGCATGGCTGAAGGACAATTGGAAGAAAGGAGGGCCTTCGTTTGTTTGCGTCAAGTACACTAACGGCGTACTTTTGACGCATATCGAGGATGTTGACGTAAATACGAAGAGACCGGAGAAGGGCTCTGGTCTGTTTATGAAGAGGTTCGACGCGGGACTGGCGTTGAAGTGGATGCATACGTTTGTAAAAGGAGTTTAGGATGTTGATCGCAAAATGGTCGGCTGGTGGGGACAGGGAATTGCGGGTAAAAAGGATAGGGGAGGTCAATACATTCTATGTTGCGTCTTTCCGGCAGAGGGTAGATTACGCATATCCAGACAATTTTGTTTTTAGCCCAAACAAAACATACAGGATTGAGCTGAAAGAGGATGCTTTCGAGTTGTATGAATATACAAAGGGAGGAAAAGATATGACATGTCTTGTCTGTGGCAATGAATTATCCTCGGCTGACACGAGCAGCATCTGTCGTATTTGCCAACGCAAGATGGTGGAACCGAAGCCGACATACTACCAGACAGGGTGGGTATGTCCAAAGTGCGGGTCTGTCTACGGACCGATGACGACGGAATGCTCGCGGTGCTGCCCTCCCCTGAAGATAACATGCGGAGGCACGACATAAGTTGAAGTTAGTTATTGACATAGAAACAGTAACCTCGTTCCCGGACAACGACGAGACAATAGCTCGTGTTTTTTATCCTGACGAAGGCAGCAGAATCTACATCACAAAAGGGCTGTCAAAGACGTATGTGGAGGACTCCATATTCCACGAAATAGGCCACGTAATTGACTGGTATTTAAGTGAAGGGAAGCAAGCAGAAGACACAGGAATAAGGGAGAAGTTGGCTGACGAGATAGGCGACGGACTACACAGGTGTTTTAACGAGAAGGAGCTAGCATGGAATTCTTCCGACAACTGCTAATCGACGGAGACACAAGTTTATCTGAACTCCTGCACGAAGCCTACAGCAGGGGCTGGTGCGACGGGTACAAAGAGAAAGGCGTGGAGTTTGATTGGATCGACGAGGGCTTCGCTGCTTTTGTTGAGGAACGATTTCAGGTGAAAAAGGAGGAGGGGAAGCATGTGTGATTGCTTGGACAAGGTGAATGAGGCAATACGCGAAAAGTACGGGGATATTGAAGCGGAAGTAAATGTAGGGTTCTCCTTTTCTTTTGCAGGAGAAACATCGACTGTGCGCCCGTCAGGACTTGCTGCGCAATACAGAAAAAAGAAGAAGGACGGAACTTTTGCCACAAAGAAAACTACAGTGAACATCACTCCGGTATATTGCCCATTTTGCGGCGAGGAGTATAAGAAAGCGGCGAACCCCAAATGAGACGACCCATCATAGCCATCGACTTCGACGGCACCATAGTAGAAAACGCCTACCCCAAGATTGGGAAGCTTCGCAAAGGCGCAGCGCAAGCAATAAACTCTATAGCTTCTTGGGCGAAGATCGTGATCTGGACTTGCAGGTATCTTCCATCCGACTTGGAGACAATGAAAAACTTTCTTGTGTATCATGGGATTACGTTTGATGGAGTAAATGAGAATACAGGCACTGTCGATTTTCGCCCCTCACCGAAAATTTTCTATGATGTTTTGGTTGACGACAGGAATCTTGGGGGAGTACCTGAGTGGGATGAGGTACTTGTGCAGCTGGAGGAATTCAGGAAGGGGTGGAAAGGATGAAAAGAAAACTGCCGTTTATGGAAGTTGATCTCGCGGAACTCAAACGTTGTGTGGAGTACATACGCAGCATAAACAAAGAAGATTTCTCGTCTATCAAATGGATGCTTGGTGGAACAGAGAAACTTCCGGGAACAGAGGACCTTCAGGAGGTGCAAGAAAAGTTTGAGTTCTTGGGTCTGTGCAACACAGACTATGGCAAAATGTTGCTCGGGATATTCTAAAGGAGGCACTTCTTGGACATTACTTTTTCCGTGAATCTGCACGACTCCGACGGAGACGTTTATGACGAGTGTTTGTTACTCCATATCGGGGATACTGCAATTATCCGTCTTGAAAGAGATGGCCTACCGCAGTTTATAAAACAACTGAAGAGGATAGACAAAGAAATAAAGGAACTTCCCATGGAAAACTATTAGCCTCCTAGGGTATAGACTCAAGCTATACCCTATAGGCACTTTCCTATCGATCCGGCCCCGCTCCCCCCGAAGCCCTCCGATCCAATTCCTTCTCGACAATCACTGCCGCCTTCTGAAGATGCGGAATCCCTGATCTCCCGTCCTCCAGCTCCGCCAGCCACAGTTCAAACAAAGCGTCCCCCTGATACTTGGGGGATGCCTCGGACACCCTTACAGCCTTCGCCGTGATC